CTATTACTACCAACTTAGATATAGATAGCAGTGGTAACATTACCACCACAGGGTATCTTTCTGCTTATTCACAAATAGAGAGCATTACAAGTGCTACACACAGCGTTGAATCAACCGATTCAGGTACAGTTTATACGCTGAATAGAGCAGGAGGTATCGTTGTAACATTACCTACAGCAGCGGCAGGATTAAACTATACCTTTATAGTTGGCACTACATTTACAGGTGCAGGGCAGATCAATACGGATAACTCCAGTGATTTGTTTTCTGGCTTTGCCACGATCTTTGATCCAGCAACTGCAACAGACAATAACACCTTTATTCCTGATGCAAGCGATGACGACACAATCGATCTAGGTAGTGCTGCTCAAGGCTGGTTAGTTGGCGGCATCATTCGATTGGTTGCAACTACAGCGGCTGTTTGGCATTGTGAAGCATATCTTCATGGTGACGGCACCTTAGCTACACCATTTGAATAGGAGTTACTATGGCTGATGCAGTTACATCACAAACTATTGTTGATGGCGGCAAAAACCTTGTAATGAAATTCACCAACATTAGTGACGGTACTGGAGAAAGTGCTGTTGCTAAAGTTGATGTTTCTGCTCTGCAAAGTGATCCAATGACGGGCAAAGCCTGTAGTCGGGTTACTCTCCAGAGGCTCTGGTTTAGTAATATTGGGATGGGTTTTAAACTTCACTGGAATGCAGATTCCAATATGTTTATTGCCCAAGCACCAAAAGACTGGACTGATACTTGGGATTTTACCGACAGCAGCATTGAGTTGCCTGGAATACCTAACAATGCTGGTACCGGCGTGAATGGTGATTTGTTACTTACAACAAACGATCATACAAGCGGCGATACCTATAGTGTTGTTATATGGGCACAAAAACACTTTAGTAGCTAGGAGGCATCATGGCGAAGCTAGAAATGTTCGTTAATGGTAATTTTGCTGATGGCGAAGAGGTTTACCAGATTGGTTCAAAAAACAAAGATGGCACTGGAGAAACCAGTGATGGTCAATACGACATTGTTGTTTATGATCCTATGCGTAAGGCAGAGGCAGAGGCTAGACTAAAGGAGCTTTCAAAAGGTGCTGACAAGTCTTCAGAGAAAAAAGAAGAAAAGAAAACGCCTAAGAAAGATACAGCGTCTAAACCGGCTGCTAAGAAACGAAAGGCTCCTACAAAGTCAAAGTAATGGCAACGAGCCGTCCCCAAGTAAGCAAACAGACGAAAGGCTCTTCTAAGAAAAAGAAACGATCAAAAGTTTCAAGAGTAATGGGAGAGTTTGAGTTTAGAAAAAAGAAAGGGAAATAGTAATATGCCAAGTAAGATTATTGGAGGTATAAGCCCTGCCTACGGTATTGTCACTGGAAGCAGTCCTTATAAGGCTATTTTGGGTTCTTATGGGCGCGATATTCACGATCAAAAAGTTGATGAGCGCGAAGAAGAAGAAAGAATTATGAAGGAAAAAAGGGATCTTGAAGAGGCTAGAAGAAAAATAGAAAGACAATCGTCGGCGGCTTCTAGTCGTATGAGTGCTGGCGGCAGGGTTGGAAAAAAATCTATTGATGGAAAAGCGGTTAGAGGAATGACAAAAGGGAGATTTGTTTAGTGGCTAATATAATGAATTATTTTGACCCCATGTATTCTGTCAAAGGAACTCGTCACTTAAGTCCGACAAATATGATGGAAAAAGTGTTGCCCGCTGATAGTGGATGGCACCCTCATAAAGATCACCTCATTGAAGAAAAAAGAAAAAGAGATAGACGAATTAGGGATGAAGAGAGAGCAAAAGAACATGAAGAAGTTAGGAGACAGATAGCGAGTTCAGCCTATAAACCTCAAGCGATGAATAGAGGCGGAAGAGTAAAGCCTGTAGATGGTTGTGCCGTCAAAGGCAAAACAAAGCCTCCGGTATTTTAAATGGCTACTAGCGGAACATTTACCTTTAATCTGGATATTGGAGAAGCTATAGAAGAGGCTTTTGAAAATATTGGTATTGAGCTTAGAACTGGCTATGACTACAAAACTGCAAGAAGAAGCATTGATTTACTTATGCTTGAATGGCAGAACCGTGGTCTTAACTTGTGGACTGTAAACTTTACAACTCAGGCGTTAACGGCTGGAACTAGTTCATATACCTTAGATGGAAAAATATTTGATATTGTAGAAGCTTTTATAAGGACAGATTCTGGAGAGGTTGATAATCAGTTTGATCAAAATCTTACTCGGGTTTCTATCAGTCAGTATTCTCATTTATCCAACAAACTAAGCCAATCCAAGCCTTTGCAGTACTATGTGGAAAGAACGCCTACTGGTATTGTGGTAAATCTCTGGCCTTCTCCAGACGACCAGAAGACTTACACATTTGGATATTACTATATGGAGAGGATTGAGGATTCTGGAAGCCCTGCAACTAATAATATGGACATACCGGCAAGATATATTCCATGTTTGGTTTCGGGCCTTGCTTACAGACTTTCTTTAAAATACCCCACTGCAAACGAAAGAGCGGCTGTTTTAAAAGCTGAATATGAATCTCAATGGGAGCTTGCGTCGAGCGGTGGAAGAGATAAGGCATCTTTATTTATTGCTCCAGGGGGATATCAGTTTTGAGTTATGCTGCTGGTAAATACGCCTTTGGTTATTGCGATCTTACTGGTTTCAGATATCCGATAAAGGATCTTGTTCCTCAAATAAAGAATGGGAAACCCACCGGACTAAGGGTTGGAAAAGATGTTGTTAGTCCTGATCAACCCCAATTACAACTTGGAAGGCTACGACTTAACGACCCTCAGGCATTAAGACACCCTAGACCAGACCAGAATTTAGATGAAAGCAGAAAGCTTTTTGCGTGGGATCCTGTTGGTGGTGGCGTTACTTCCTTGGGTAGCAGGACTGTCGGTTTAAATATAGAAGCTAAATCAGGAAAAGTAACGGTGACAACAAGCTAATGGCGTGGACATATACAACATTAAAGAGTGCTATTCAGGATTACCTAGAGACAACTGAGACTACGTTTGTCGATAATTTAGGTGTTATTGTCAAGCAAGCTGAAGACAGAATATTAAAGACAATACAGCTCCCTGATTTTCGCAAAAACGTAACTGGTACAACTACCGATGGAACTGCATACCTTAGTATGCCATCAGATTTCTTAGCCCCATACTCTCTTGCTGTTGATAATAGCGGATACGAGTTTCTCTTATTTAAAGATGTTAGTTTCATAAGACAAGCTTATCCTGTTGGTACAACAGAAGGAGTTCCTAAGCATTATGCTGTTTTTGATGAAAACAGTTTTATTTTAGGGCCAACGCCTAGTTCAAACTTAACAGCAGAACTTCATTATTTTTATAAGCCAGAGTCTATTACAGCGTCCAGCGATGGTACTAGTTGGTTAGGTACAAACGCTGAAAGCACATTGCTATATGGCTGTTTAGTCGAGTCATACACCTTTTTAAAAGGTGATCCAGATATTCTTAATTTGTATATGTCTAGATATGAGGATGCTCTAGGTAAGCTTAAAGTTCTTGGAGAAGGATATAGTACTACCGATAGCTATCGATCTGGAACAGTGAGGCAAGCAAGACAATGATGGATGTAGGTATAGGTGAAGTTGGAAATGTTAATGTTGTTACAACTAATAACGCTGGACTTCCTATTGAGCATTGGGCTGAAAGAGCGACAAATACAATTGTTTCTGTAGGATCGAATAGCCATCCGCTAATCAAAGAACAAGCAGAAGCTTTTAAAGAACAGGTTCTCCATGTGGTTAAGTACTATATGGATGAGGCTGTAAAGAGCGATAGAACGACTTTAATTGCCGAACTGGAAATGAATAATCAAAAAGACATGGCCGATATTTTAAGGAGACTATAATGGCGATCACCCAAGCTGTGGCGACCTCGTTTAAATCTGAGCTTTTACAGGGAATACACAATTTTCACAATGGCTCTGGTGGAGGAACAACGACTACTACAGGTACAGGCAATACTTTTAAGATTGCCTTGTACACAAGCAGTGCAACGATGTCAGCATCTACTACTGCTTATGCAACAACTAACGAAGTGTCTGCTACAGGTACGGGTTATACGGCGGCTGGAAACACGCTGACTAACGTAGACCCGACCACATCAGGCACAACAGCACTAACGGATTTTGCAGACAGTACATGGTCAAGCAGCTCAATTACTGCGAGAGGGGCATTAATTTATAACTCCTCTACTACAGCAGGATCGGCTAATAGAGCAGTAGTTGTATTGGACTTTGGCGCAGACAAGACTTCAACAAGCGGTGACTTTACCATTGCCTTTCCAACAGCAGATGCAAGTAACGCAATAATCAGGATTGCGTAAGGTCTGATGTGGCAGATGTCAAGGTTGCATTTGATGGGTGGAATTCATCGACTACGGGATGGGGCGATGGAACTTGGGGAAACGGTTTACCGTTCTCTGGAAGCACTTCGGCTGTCGGCTCTGTCTCAGTCAGCGCGGATGCAAATGTTACGCTTACTGGCAATGCGGCGACAGTCTCTGTCGGCTCGGTATCTGTATCCGCTGATGCGGATGTCTCTCCTTCTGGCAATTCTGTTACTGGAAGCGTTGGCTCGGTTAGTGTCACGGGTACGGCAAATGTATCGCCAAGCGGAAGCGCGGCTACAGCATCCGTTGGATCAGTATCGGTATCGGCTGATGCAAATGTATCGCCAAGTGGTAATGAGGGTACAGTTGGGCTGGGATCGGTTACAGTTACAGGGACAGCGACAGTATCTCCTACAGGAAGTGCTGCAACAGTTTCGGTTGGCAGCGTTACGGCGATTACAAGTAATACGATTACAGTCAGTAGTACAGAGCTTGTCGCGTCTACAGCAAGCGTTAGTATCAACGGTGACTCGATTGTTGGGGTCACAGGAAATTCGGTCACGGTTTCAACAACAACTCCCCTTATCTGGAGCCTGGTTGACGACAGTCAAACAGCAAGTTGGTCAGGGGTTAGCACAAGTCAAACACCAAACTGGACGGCTATTGACGATAGTCAAACGCCTAATTGGAAAGAGGTAGCATAAATGGCAACTTACGTTAATGACCTAAGATTAAAAGAGATCGCCACTGGCGACGAATCTGGAACTTGGGGTACAAGCACAAATACAAATTTGGAGCTAATCGCTGAAAAATTTGGGGCGGCAAGCGAGGCTCTTTCGGACGCTAGTACTGCTACCATAACGATGGCGGATGGGACTAGTGATGCCTTTCGCTCGATGGCCCTTA